CGATAGGGTCCGGTCGTGGCTGCTCAGGCCAAAGAAAAAAGGAGAATGTGGAAGTGGTGCTGGGAGTGGGCATGTCATGTTGTGGGTGGGTGAGAGGGTGAGAAAGTTGTGTCGAGGCCATTCTGGAAAACAGTCTCCATGAGTTTGGCGAGTTCGTAGCGGCCAAATTGACCAGCCAGCAAAAACGCGCCAATCGGAGCGGGAAGATCAAGTTCTTGACAGACTTCGGGTAAAGCCTTTTCAACGCAGCGACAAACGATGCTACTGGCTGAAACGCCCTTTTTCTGTGTCGCCTTACCGGACTGTGCAGCCTGACTTACAGCCCGGTGAATTTCTTCGGGAATCGTGATACCGGTATTAATCATTGCTTGTTTCATGGTAGCAAAGGTGAGGGGAATGATTGAATGCTGGTAGCATTTGGAAGATTATTTTGAGATATTTTTTTGTGGAATGCGCCGAAAGGTCGCCAGCGGCAAACGCAATCTGCGCTACCGCTACCACGACAGCCCGCCTCGATGTCGCCAGCGGTATCGTGGTCGTGTTGCTGCCGCCTCCAGATGTCCTCAATCGGCTCGTTTTTGCGCCGTCGCCCACCACCCCGCAAAGGCTCCACCCCAAAGCCCCCGCCACCCCAAAGCCCCCGCCCACAATGCCCCCGCCCACAGCGGCTGCCAGCCCAACCCACCACCGCTCCACAGTGGCAGCCGCGCCCATCGGCCAACGCACGGCGGCCCGCCCCCTTGCCGCCCCGCGTACCCACCCTGCCGACACCCACACCCGCCCGCAAGGCTCGGCTACGGCCAACGCACAAGCAGCGGCAGGGCGGGGCCCTCGGCCATTTGGTTTTGTTGGGGTGCGGGGGCGGGCCGCCCTGCTCTCCCCCTGCCGCCGCTCATGCTGCCGCGCTCAGGGCCGCCGCCCGCGCTGCGGTGGCTTCGCCCCGTGCTGGTTGCGCTCCGCGTCGTTCGGCTTGGGCTGGTTTCGGCTTCGCGTTTTCGGTGGTTTTGTCATCTTTTTGTTGGTATCTTTTGGGGATGTGTTGGCTCTATTTGCTTGGCTATCAGATAGTTGTGTTGTATTTTGCAGGGCTTTCGGGCTTTTCCCCGGCCGCTTCTTGCCATGTTGTTATCCGTCTTCCCTGTTGTCGGTTTCTCCGGCTCCCGTTCCTGCCCTGCTGCTGTTGCTGCTGCCCTGTCTGCACTGCCCTCGCTGCCTGTTGGTGGTCCCGTTCTCGTGGGTTGCGCCCCCGGCGTAGATGCTGCCGTGCGTTCGGCGGTGCCGTCTGCGCAGGTGTTCGCTGCCGCTTCGCAGCGGCCCGCCGCGCTCGCGGCTCGCTCTGCTGCCATGGTGTCGGCTGTGGCCGGTGCTGGGGGTGTGCTGGTCGTGTGTCCGGCTGCTGGGCAGCCCTGCCCGGCGGGTGTTCGCCCTGGCTCTGCCTTCTCTGGTGGCGGTTCTGGTTCTTGGGCTTCGTGTGCGTTGGCCGTTCAGTTGGGCGCGGCTGTGCTGGTGTGGTCGTCCGCTCCGCTGCCCGTCTGGCTGGTTTCCGTTGGGCATTCGCCCGCGCCGGGTTGGTGGTTTCGGCCAGCGGCTCCTGCTGCGCCGTCGCTGTTTGCGTAGGTTTTTATTTATTCGTCGAAAAACTACCAGAATATCAGATAATTGCCGCATCTTTGTACCAGTTAGTTTCACAATCAATCAATCAAGCAAGTCAAGTCATGCAAGTTACCTCCGTCTTTCTCGACATCCTCACCGACCGCATCCTGCCCGCAGGTCCCTGCTCGCTCGTTCCGGGCGTGTTTCACATCGAGCATCTTTTCGGCCAGCACTGGCGGGTGCAGGTTTCGCCCACTGCCGTTTTTCAGGCCACCGAGTTGGTCGGGCGCGTTGCCGACGAGTACGAAGCATCACAGGTTGTACTCGAATCCGATTTTTCCACCCTCTAATTTTTCCTGAGCCATGCAAGTCTGCATTCACACCACCATTGGGCAAAACAGCCCCGTCGCCGTTATCGCTACGGCAAACATTTCAAGAAATCCGGATTGGTGCGAGGAGGGGGAAGATCGAATGTTCGTTTTCGGCCTGCGCGTCATCGCTGGGGGCGTGGTGCTACAAGGCACTGATATCCAGAATGGGCGAAGCGTGTACATCTGTGGGTTAGAGCCAGAGGAACTTATGGCGCTGGAAGATGCGCTGATCGAAAAGTATCACGAAGACCTGGGCGAAGCCGCCGAGTACCGCGATCAGTGCCGCATTGAAGATTTGCGGCTTGCCTATTAGTCACACGGGGCGGCTCCACCGCCCCTCACTTTTCACCTTTTCACATTTTTCACCATGCGAAATTCAATGCTTGCCGCACTTGCGGCCCTACTCCTCACCGCCCAATTCTGCGCCCGCCGGGTTGTGTCGCCCTTGCCAGAGGCACAGGCGCCAGTGTCCACGATGCGGCCCAATGCCTTCCTTCGGGTGGGCGAAAGCAGCATTTTCGAGTATCCGGGGAAGGTGGGGGCCGACACGCCAACGGGGTACACGGGCATCATCACCGTCAACAAGAAAGCCAACACGATTACCCTGGTCACAGGGGCGCAAATCTCAGTGACAGGAATCGACCTCTACCAAGACGAGCGGGCGGTGGTGGTGCTGTTTTCGGTGCTGCCTGACGGGTCTTATCAGCACATCATCAAGCCCGTCGACGGTGACGTGAAGGTGGGCGACGTGGTGCTGGTCTGGATTGCTGGCAATTTCTGATCAATTCACCCGGCCCTCGCTACGCCGAGCCAGCGGGCGGGGGCTATTTTTCACAATCAATTCAATACAATAACATGGAAAACTGGTACGAATACGGAAGCAACGGACTGGTGTGCAGAGACGGGGAAACGGTCTGCGCCGTCAACACCGAACTGGCGGACTGGGAAAGCGTGTCTGGAGCAATCGCCGCCGCCCCAGAAACCGCCCGCGAACTGAAAGAGATCAAGAAGCGACTGGAGCAATTAGGGGGAATCGGGGAGGTGTCAGTATTGGGGATGATTGACGCAGTTTTCTACGCAAAAGAAAGGGCAGAAAAGGCAGAGGCGAGAATTGAAGAACTCAAAGGCACAGTAAAAGACCTGTGCGACATCCTGAACCCATACAGCCACGCAATCGGGGAGGCCGGGCGCGAGAAATTGCAAAAAGCATTTTCGATGATTGCGCCATGACCACCGCTACCCTCATCGCCCGCAAATCCACCTACATCACCGAACAAGCCGCGCGGGGTAACGTCCGCGCGGCGATGTGGGTGCAAAGCGAAATCGACCTACTACGACAACAGGAAAAGGAGATTGCCCGGCTACGGGAGGAGTTGCAAGGGGTGGTGGGGCGATTTCTGGAACTGAACGCGATTTACAAGGACACACACGAACTCAATCAATTCATTCTCAATCATTTCTCAATTTCAAAATCATGTCCAACACAGCACAACAGTCCACACTGCCCGCAAAACCAAAAGCCAGCCAACTTATAACACAGGGAAATGCCGCCGACTTCGAGGTGTCCGCAGCCGAAGATTTGCTCGGTGTAATGGAGGAGGTACGGGGAAGGGATATCAACGCCGCTGTGCCAAGCAGCATCAACATGGTGACAACCTACCTGAAATTCAGCAAGTTGAAGGGCCAGCCACAGCGCAGGTCTTTCATGGGCTGGACGGCGCGGCCACTGGTGGACTACAAGACAAAAGAGCCGATTTGCGACGAGAACACAGGGGAGCAGTTGTACGGGCCAGCGGTCATTCTCTACAACCATGAAACAGAGGCAATGGAGGTGAATCAGGCGTTTGACATCCTGAAAACCATGCACGACCATCGGCCACCAAAAGGCACTGGGGTAGAGATAACCTATCTGGGGTTGGAACCAACAGAAGGTGGCCGAAACAAGCAAACGTTCAAAATTATATTCCTGAAAAATGAAGCCTGAACTACTGCTAAAAGCCGCGCAGTTCGCGGAGAGCATGGATGATCTTCAGGTACCTGCTGGCGGCTCTCTTGTCGCCAGCGGGTACGCTGAGAACGGTCAGGGTAGTGAGCGGCAAGCCGCTTGGAACGCCGTCCACAATGGGCGAATCACCGGGAGCCAGTTCCACAGGGCAAGATTGAACGCGAAAGGCGACGGGTTGGGAGTGGGGGCGACGACCTGGGTGAATGAGATAATCTGGGAGTGGTTGACAGGCCTACCGGCCAGTGATTTTGAGAGCAGCAAGGCGACGGATTGGGGGTTAGAGCATGAGGCTGAGGCGATACGGTTGTACGAAAAGGCGACACGTCGGAAGGTGGTACGGGGTAAGTTTTTCCACTTGAAAGGGAGCGACTTGATTGGGTGTACACCGGATGCTGTAGGAAGGGGGTACGGGTTGGAGGTAAAGTGTCCGCACACAGGGAAAAACCACGTCAGGACGCTCCTTTCTGGAAAGGTGCCAGAAGACTACAGGGATCAGGTTGATGGGCATATGTGGATAACCGGGAAGGCGCAGTGTGATTTTGTGAGTTACGACCCAAGACCGAAGGAGGAGCGGCATAGGCTGGTGATCGTGAAGGTAGTGAGGGATGAGGCGAGGATACAGGATTTGGCTAAGCGAGTGAGGATGGTGGAGAGTGCGGTAAGGGCAAATCTGAACAAACTGGGAATAAAACTGCATTGACTTGGACACCGCCGCCCTGCTGGAAAGTGGGGCGGTATTTTCGTGAGCGTGTGCGAAGGTGCAAGGTTTACGAAGCATTGACGCACACGCATAGTTCTACTCACTTTTAAATTTTAAACAAATGACTGTTTCAGAAGAAATAAATAAATTCATTGCCGAAAACGGAGGAAACGAGCGGGACGCGCTAAATGTCGCACTTACCCGGCTTGAACTTGCAACCGAACAATTGGAGTACCTGAAAAAAGGAATCGAGCAAATTGATATTCCAGATCAGGCACTTGGATGCGGAATAGAAGATCGAAACATTACAAACAGATATGAAGCCGCACGTTACGGCTTCAATGTTGCCTACGAACGCGCAATGGAATGTCTTCCGGCTGAGTAGAACTCACACTTTAAACAACCGCCAGCCATGAACACAAAGATCGAAGTGCGAGGCACAGCCACATGGTACCAGTTGCCGGGCCGCGACTGGCTCTGTGAATCCGAACACAAGGACGAAGCCGCTGCCGCGCGGCGAGCCGACGAGTTGAGGAAGATAGTATCCCATGCAGGAGATATAGTTGGCTTGAGGCGGAAAAACGGCACTTACATCGTGTTTCATACTGCCATGTTTCGCAGAGGCTTTGGCGCGAGGAATGCCCATGCAAAGGGCTTTTTAAGCGCCTTCGAGGTATTTCGGAGGCCAGCGAATGACGCGGACGCGCTGTGTTTTTTGGGCGGAAGTCGGGCAAGGTGGGCTACATACGACAGTAAAAAAGCCCTGTTGGACGACGAAAGGGTGTTTGCCCCTGAATATGTAGAAGAAATATCAAAAAAACTGTAACCATGAACACAATCCACCACCTCCTCCACGACCTCAAAGACCACCCGGAAACGTGGATAAACTACATCTGCCTGCTCATTTCTGCCATCGCCCCGGCCCTTGCCGTTGGCCCTGCTGTTGGCCTAACTACTGGCCTTGCCATTGCCCTGGCATTGTTTGCTACCATCCGGGCACAACGGCACAGCAGCGGCGCAGTGAGGCGACAATACTTCGTCGGGGCTTGGATGGTCCGCTTTTTCGCTGCCACCTTCGAGGAAATGGCCTATCACGACCAGTTCGCGCTACGCGCTACGCTGCCCTTTGACTGGACGGCTACGACGTGGGCATGGTTGTCGGTAGTGGCAATGGCTGCGCTGGATTTGTGGGCGTTGTCGGCGACGAGTGCAAGGGCGGCAGCAGAGGTAACGACAAGAGAGCGGCAGCGGGTGGCAGAGGTGGCGGCGGAAGAAATGGCGGCAAGGGAAAGGGCAGCGGAAGCGGAAAGGACGGCGAAAATCAGGCTGGCAGAAATTCAGGCCCAAGCCGAAAAGGACAGTCTGATAATCGCACTCAACAAGCAGACGGAAGCGGCAAGAGCGCAGGCGGAAGCAAGGGCGGAAGCAGCACGGATACAGGCGGAAGCAGAGGCGGAAGCCCGGAAGGAAAGGGCGGAAGTGCGGAAGTTAGAGGTGGAAGCAGAGCGGAAGCGGGCGGAAGTACAGGCGGAAGCGGAAAGGCGGAAGGCGGAAGAAAGTCGGAAGCGGGCGGAAGCGGAAGCGGAAAGGCAGAGGCAAGAGGCGGAAGCAAAGCGGAAGGCGGAAGCGGCAGAAGTGGCTGAAAAGCAGCGTATTGAGCAGGAGCGGAAGGAGGCTGAGCAGCGTGAGGCGGAAGCGGAAAGGGCGAGGGCGGAAGCGGAGGCGGAAGCGGGGCGGAGGTGGAAAGAGGCCAGCCCGGAAGCAAGGACGGCAATGATTAGGGAGGCGGAAGCGGCGCTACTTGCTTCCGGGCAAACTTCGACACGGGAGGCGGTTGGCCGGAAGATAGGGGTGAGCGGAAAGACCATTCAAACACACGTCAACACTTACAAAATTGCAGCATGAAGTCAATAACACAGATGAGGGTCGAGCAAGACGCTTGGCGCATCACAAGGCACCACAGAAACGCCAAAAAAATAGCCATCTACGGAGACGGAGGCACGATTGCCGAAATGTGGGCCGAGCATCGAGAAGTCGCAGAGATGATTTGCAAATTGCCCGAAATGCTGCGACTGCTGGAAACGCAGCAGCACAATTTCGCCAAAATGGAAATGCGGTATCTGGGCGCAGTTGCCTTGCTTGGCGACGCAATGGCCTACGTCAACGACGATGACCTACGCGAGTCTGCATTGCTCGCACTGCAAGACGCTGCCGAGACGATTGGCGGCAGGGTGCGGAAAATGGGGAAGCGAATGGAGATACAGTTTCACCCGGCGCAAGCCACAACCACACCAACAACATGACACGCAGCACAACAGAAGAACTACAACGAATTAAGCAACAGGGCGTAGGCGGATTTCTCCCCGAAGTGACAGACGGGGAGTGCGCAAAAGCCAAGCAAAAAATGTCTGGCCGCGAGCGAAGTCCCGACAGCGCCATTCGGGTAAGTAGTTCATGGTGACGATTGCCCCTGTCTCGCTTCGGTGGGGCGGGGGTTTTTAATCGGATTTTAGTTGCAGGTATAGATAATGGCGGCGTAGTTTTGTACCACTTCTGGCAAGAAGAAAGATTGTTTTCATTTGGTTTTTTGGGGTTTAGCCGTTGGTCTGAAAAGACTGACGGCTTTTTTATTTTCCGGGGCTCCCCCGCGCCCCCTTGCCCCTTGCAGTCGGCCCCGCTACTGAGACAGGTGCAGGAATGCCAGCAGGTAGTAGCGCAAGAGTCGGAAAAGCCTTGGCCAAGCGCGGTGACCACGACGAGCGCGAGGCAGTGGAGTGTCGAGCGGTTGTTGCATGGGGCAGTGGTGCGGGAAAATCGGCACCGTAGTCGTGTTGCTCCGCCACACGGCACAGCCAACGCGCGGCAGGCGAAGGCGGCAATGCCGCCAGCCCCTGCCCAGCCCCAAAAAGGCTCGACACGCAGAGGCTGGGCCCCAATTTTCGGCAAATCGTTCAGTAGCCCAGCCCCTGCTGCAAACCCACCCGCAAAGCGGCAAAATCGCCCAGTGCGCTACCGCCCAGAACGGCGACAAGCGGCAGCCGCTTCGTGCGCTTCGCGTCGTTCGGCATGGTATTACAAAAAAGCCCGGCACTCTTTCGAGGGCCGGGCCGGGCAATTCAAAAACACAGGACGACAGTAGCGAAGGCGGGGGCTATCTACCACCGGCTTCGCCGTTGTCACCCTTGATGTAGTCCCAGACGAGCGCGCCGAGAGCCACGAGGCCATTGATGCCCAGAATCCAGTTCCGGGTAGCGATTGCGTCGGCGGCCTGCTTCGCGGCTTCGCCGATGTCGCCAGCGACTGCGAGGTTTGGACTGAAGCCGAAGTAGGCCATGAGTGCAAAAATGAGCGTGGCTACGACGGTGAGGATGTGCGGTTTTTTCATAGTGTGCGTGAGTATTGAAAAGTTGAAAGTTCGGTGCTCGAGTTGCTCTACCCTATCGGAAACAGTTGCCAAGCGGTCAGAAACGGCGGCGACATGGTTGGCGACACGGTCAAGCCGATGCAAGATTTCAGCGTATTGCGCCTGCATAAATTCGACAAGGAATTGAGTGAGCATGACCCTGATTTTCAGGGCGATAAGGCGAAGGGTGTGCCAATTTTCAGTACTTCAAGACGGTTGCCCGGAAGGTGCCGGAAGCGGGGTCGAGTGCGCCAACAGTCTGGTGATTGCAGAAACGGACAGTGACGGTGTTCGCAGCCGACGCCCACCAAGTATAGGAGCCGTTGGCCAGTATCGAAGCGTTTGGTACGCCAACGCTGGCACCGTCCCCATCGGCTGCGCCAGTAACTGTTACCGTGAGGTCGGAGCAGGTCGATGCAGCGACAGAGGGAAAGTTGAGCGACGCAGTGGCAGTAAGTGTTTTGGCGAGCGTGTAGCGGGTAGTGGATGAGGTTGCGTAGTAGTTCGTGCCGTCGAATTCAACGGCCCCGGCTTCTGGCGTAGCGAGGTTTGTCCCAGACGTAAGTTTCAGCGGGGCCGTGCCAGCGGCTGATGTACCCGCTTGCGCAGTAATTCGTGTGGTAGCCAATGTACCATCCCCAGACAAGGACATTCGCTCAGCAATAGTGCCACTGTTGACCGTATGGAATACAAGTTTTGATGTTCTGGTTGCATGAGTAGCATTTGTCCACTGCCAGCCAAGTCTCGCAGCAAGCGTGTAGTTTGCCGTAGAGGTTTCGCCAGCGAGGTCTATTGAGCCGCCAAAATTCGTTCCGGGAGTGCCAGAAACCTCGGTATTGAGATACACCGTAGGAGACATTGTTGTAGTGCCAATCCCAACCCCATAATTAGTAAAATCCAAGCCATTAAATCGGGCGCGAACGACGCCGCTTTGCTCAAAAAAAAGTTCTTGCGCGTCGTTCGTGCCAATCGTCATGACCGAACCAAAGGAGTTCCCGTTGTTGACAACAGGAGTAGCCCCGTTAGAGGCCGCAGTAAGTCGCCCGTCCGCATCCACAGTAAAACCCGCATAGGTGTAACTGGCTGCCGCGACAGCCGTAGAAGCCAACTCGCTCGGCCCGACTGCGTTGGCCGCAATTTCCGCCGCGCCCACAGCGTCAGCGTCGATGTTCCAAGTCGCACCAGCCCCAGATACGGTAATATCCCCCTTGTCGCCGTCCGAAAGCGAGGTGGCGGACGCCGCCCTCCACCCGTTCGCCGTGTACGTCATCACCTGCCCGACACTCGCGCCGCGCTGGGCAAAGTCGTTCGGGGAGATGGTGCCGTTGGCGATGTGGGTAGAGTCGATGGAGTTGGCGGTAATGGTGGTGGCGTTGCCTACGGAGGTGACAGGGCCGGTAAGGTTGGCGTTGGTGGAGTTCTGGGCTACGACGTAGGCTTTGTCGACGAGGGAGCGGTCGTTGTACGTCGCCGAGTAGTCCGCGCTGTACTCCACCCCGCGAGGCGTGGCGCGATTGTCCCAGAACCTATAGCCGTTGGTGGCGGTGGACTGGATGAGCGTGTAAGCCGTGGTAGGTTCCAGTCGGACGGTGTAGCCAGGAGAAATCATCTGCGTGTAGAGGTCGTCGGCTTGCGCCCGAAACTGATAGCCGGGAGTGCCAAGAATTGCACCGCTGCCTTGCAGATTCAGGTTCCCGCCAAGCCCAGCGGAGCCGTAGTCCCCGATGAGGATTTGGCCCGATGCGCCGGAGTTCATGGAGAAGCCATTGGTGGCGGTCGCTACTGTGGAGGCCGGAACGGTGCCGCTCCCCTTGTAAATCCCGCCCGAGCCGCTGGCGATCTCTGTGTTTCCGACGCTCGAAGCATCCAGTTGCCAGTTTGTGCCACTGCTGGAAATGGTAACGTCGCCTTTGTCGCCGTCCGTGACGGAGCCGGGCAAGCCCGCCGTCCACGCGCTCCCTGTCCACCGGTAAAAAATCTTGTTGGTCTTGTCGTAGGCGATGTTGGAGCCGTAGGTGCTGGGCGTGTGGGTAGGCGTTCCGAGGGTGTGGGGCGTGGCAGGGGTGGATTGGATGGTTTGGCCTCGAACGGTGGAGAGGACGAGCAAGAGAGGAAGGAAAAGGAGGAATAGTTTTTTCATAGTGTGAGTAAGTTAGGAGACACGGACGAGGGTATCAGCAGGGTAGGTGTCGTGGCCAGCGGCAGCCCAATAAGCATCGCCAGCAGCAAGGCCAGCAGCAGTAGCGGCAGCGTCAGAATCGTAAGCCGAAAGTTGGCCAAGCCCAAAGGGTACTGTGCTGAATGGGTTCGGGTAGCCGGATGCGTTGGTGACACGGACAAGGGTGCCAGCAGGGACGGAATCGCTACCCGGTAGCACCCAGTACGGCATCCCAATTTCGAGGCCAGCGGCGACGGCTTCGTCATCATTGACATAGGCCGGGAGCCCGCTGAGGTCGGTAGAGATTGTGGAAAAACTGGGCGAAATGGCGTGGACAAAGAGCAGTTGACGGCCCGGCAAAAGAACCACCTGGTTCCAAAAGTAGGTAAAGCCCTTCCAGATAAAGTACCAGTTGCGCCACTGGCTGTCCTCGATTTCAAAAAACTCAAAAGGCTCCGCAATGGTAAAGCCAACGCTGCCACGAGTCCAGTAGGGCAGGTCTACCACCGGGTTCACCTTTGCGTCCACGTCTGTAGAGGTGTCCACCTCGTCCAGCACGACATGGAGCGGCACCAACTCATCCAGTTGGGCAAAACTCAGGCCCTCGATAAAGGAAAATGCTGCCATATTACCGTTTCAGAATGTAGGGGTGGTAGTAGTTTCTCGCCAGCGCAAAACTGTCCTCAATCTTGTCGGCGCGGTAGAAGGCACCGCCGAGCAAAGCAGCAGCACCACGAAGCGGAATAGGTTGCGCAGCGGTCGAGGCATAGCCAGCAGTGTACTGGACACGAACATTTAGCATGCCATTGTAGAGGTCGGTAGTGGGCCAAGTTTCGCCGTCGGCGAGTTGGACGCGAGGCAGTGGAGAGAGCAGGTCGGTACGGTACTTTGCAGGGTCGAGCGTGTTCCATGTGGTGCCGTCTTCGCCGAGGTATTGGACACTGGCAACCTCAGAGGCTACGCCTTTGCTCAGTTCGATGATCCGCGAGGCTTCGCCCCGCTCGTTTTTGGGCCAACCATCGAAATACTCCCTAAATTCCGTCTCAATCATCACCCGCCCCGTCGCATTTTCCAAAAACGCCCTTGCGCCGTACAGGTTCGACAGTATCAGCGCGTCGTGCTGCGTTTGCGCAGCAGGAACGCGGAGGTACAGTTTGAACGACGCGGTGAGCGCGGCGGCTTCGGAACTATTGATGCTGTCGGGCGGGGTGATGATCTCGATGGGCATGGGTTAGGCGGCAGGTGGTGGAGCGGGGGTGTCGGCCTTCTTTTCGGCAGCCTCAGTAGCCTTGTACTCGGCGATTTCGGCGGCATTCGCCTCCCGAACCACACCCTTTTCGAGCAGTTCTTTCAAGCCGAGGGCGATAACCACCGTTTTGGCTGGCTTGCCCTCCTTGCGAGTCAGGGCAGTTTCGTGAACAACACCGACTTCGTCGGCGGCATAGCCATACCCGTACGGGGTGCCAGCCTTTAGGAAAAACACGTGTTTCATGTGCGTGAGTTGTGTGTGAGAGTGAAAAAAGTGGCTTTTTGGGGTTAAATCGGCTTACGCCAGCGTGAATTCGTTGCAAATGCAGAAAGAGGCAGCGTGTTTCACTGCGACATCCCACCAAGAGTTCACGATCATCTCCACAAGAGCCTCTTTGCCCTTCGTGTAGGGGTTGATGAGGATGTCGATGCCGCCCCACTGTCCGATCATCAGTTCTTCCCAGTTCCCGAAAATCGAAGCGTGACAAGTGCCGCTCGATGAGCCTTTTGTCAGAGTTGAAGGCATTTGGGTTGTCGCAAAAGCACGGTAGCCATTAACCTCAGCCTTCATGTTTGGCCCTTCCCAAATAAAGCCGTTACCGGCCACGTCTCGCTTGGTTTGTTTCAGGAGGCCAGCAAGTCCCGGAGTCATCAAGTAGGCGAGTTTGCCAAAATCCGCATTGTCGATTGCGGTCTCGGTCTCGTGCTGGACGATCAAAGCCCAGGTGGGTACGCCACCGTTAGTTCCAACCGTGATATCATTCACGCCGGAAGTGTTCAGGATGCCGAGGGGTTGGTCAGACGAGCCGGAACCGTTGATTGCGGCAGCGTCAAGGGCCTTGCGCACGGCGAAGGTGAGACGGCGACGAATCAGATTTTCCATGTCAATCGAGGACTGAATGACCACCTGGCGCGACACGTCGGTGAAGGCCACAAGGCGTTCAGGAGACATTTGCACCCGGTCGAAAGTCGGCGAGGTTTCGGTAGCGGTCGCCACCTCAGAAGCCCACACGGCGGCAGCGTCCGCATCGTTCCGGGGGAAGTCGATATTCTCACGAAGTCCGCGCATGACCGTTGCCCCAAGAGCCTCCACCATGAGACGAGGCTCAAGGATCGGAATTAGGTTGCCCACCGAAGTTTGCACCGTGTAACCGCCCGCTGTGGTGGTTTCAGCCAGCATGTCGCGCCGCTCCATGCCGGAACTGCGACCAGAGATCAGCATCTCGGGAAGGATCAGGTTACCAGACGCGCCCGGAAGCCGTAAGTCACGGACTTCGTTTTGCCCTTCTTGGTGCATTTCGGCTTCGAGGCCGTCGAGCGGCTTCCGCTCACCGAGGAGTTTTGCAGCGCGAAGCATGCGAAATTCTGAGCGTGCGCCCTCCCATTTGTCACCGAGACGGCCAGAAGGTAGGACGGAAACACCGGGGGCGGTGCCGTCAGAAGGCGCGGCTCCACCGCCCCACCCTGCCATGCGCTGCTCAAGTTCCGAATCGGCTGCGAGTGAAGCAACCTTGTCGGTTTGGATTTCAACCAAACGCTGAGCATTCTTGAGATTGCGCTGCGCCAAATCAAGGGCCGCGCCATCCTTGGCCTCATCCCAGCCGGGATCGGTCAGGCGGTTGGCGATTGCATCAGCGGCGGCACGCTCCGCGTTCCGCTTCTCGATGGCTTCGCCCAGTTTTTCGCGGGCGACTTTCATCTGCTCCGCAGTGGCATTTTTCATGTGTTTGTATTTTATTTTTGTGAAAAGCGAACCCTACGGATGAAGGGCTTTGAATTGTCGGAGTTGGATTTCGCGGGTTTTGATGTTGGGGCCGGGTAGTTCTGGAGTTTCGTGTAGTTCCTCGTCGGCGGTTTCGTCAAGCGAGCGAGCGAAGGCGGTGGTATCTCGGTAGGCCGGGGTGAACACGGGGCCAAATTCGGCAATGCGAGGAAACTTGGTAATCGTCCTGTGTTTGATTCCGCCGCCAGCATCGCGCAGTTCGTAGCAGTCAGGAGGGAGTGCCGGAAATTGGAAACTACTGCCTTTGGCATCGCGCCGCTGGATACGGCGCAAGGCTGTGACGTGTACGGGGTCGCTTGGGTCGTGTTCGTATTCGTAGTAAAGGCCAGTAGCATCTACGCCGTATTTCAGTGAGGGTTCAGAGGCCAAAAACTGTCGCTCGTCGTGATTGAAGCAGCACTGAACGTCGCTAAAATCAGCACCATCAAACGCGCCGGGCGCGATGCTTTCGGTGAACTTCACACCCTTCTTTGTGGTCATCTGGCGGCTGGGCAAATTGAACTTTGCCGCGTAGCCGAATACGGTCGTTTTGCCGCCTTCGATAGACCTTATTTCGGGTTCAGATTCGGTAAAAAATGGGTCAAGATGCTTGTGGCTGTCCATTGGTATCTGTCTTTGCTGCCCCTGTTGGGGCTGGTTTGGTATCGTCAATGACTTCGGCTGCATCTTCAATGTCGGCGGCTTGGCTTGCGGCATCGCCTTGGTTCTTTTCGCCTTCCGAGGAGAGGTATTTGGCGAGGGCTACCTCGAGCACGTTTTTCAATGGCACCTGGTTGATGTCGGTCAGCAGTTCGTCGCCACCCTGCACGGGGTCGAGGCCGAGCTTTAAGCGGGCGTCGTTCGGGGTCATTATTGTACCGGCCACCATTCTGGTCAACGACTCC